GTGATTCTAATAATGGTTTACGTTCTGTACGCAAACGGTCTTTAGTAATGTCTTTAGCCTTATCAAAGTTAATTGTAATCATGCGTACTCCCATGCGTTACGGAATGTTCTATCTTCAGGAATGTCTGATACATCTACAATCTTGTATGGTGTGCCAGCAGGTACGTCTTTAGCTGCAATTTCTTCAATTGTTAAGCCACATTCAGGTGCTGGTACGATTATTGCTACACCGTCATCTGTTGGGTAAATAATACGTTCGTTCATTTTTATTCCTTATCTGAATACTGCACAACTTATTATAGATCTATCTGCTTGAGCATTATTTCCTCCTCGTGTATTAATACGGAAAGAAGATGTTGAATATAAGTATGGGCCACCAATAGTGTCTGAAACAACCGTTCCAGATCCTGCGGCACTAAATGGTACTGAATAATTAACATCTGGCATAGCATTAGTAAAATTTACAGTATAGTTACCTGTACCATTATCTGTAATAGAACTAACGTTTCCACTAGAACGAATAGCTACAGTACCTTCTCCGTTAAAGTTTACCCAAGCACGACATCCGTATGCTGTAGCTTCTGTGCCATATCCAGAATTAAATTGTAAATCTCCATTGTTTAATATTCTGAATCTAGTAGCATTATTTGCATAATCATATATAAAAAAATCATTTGCATTATCACTAGATAATGACCTTCCTATAATAAATCCCGCACCACCTGTAGCATTATAAAATTGCATAGCATTTTGTTGTGCGCCAGTAAGTGCTAAATGATTAGAGTTTCCAGTTGTGCTGATAACAACTTTATTAGCAGGGCTAGAAGTACCAATACCAACATTTTGACTAGCATTAATCGTTACAGCAGTTGTACCATTATTACTTGCAAGTTCTAATATACCAGAAGCGTCTCCAGTTACTTCTAATCCACCTACACCACTTGTTTTTGTAGATATTTTTGTAGTCATTATAGAACCATCCAACGTGATCCTGAAGGTACAGTAACAGATACACCAGAACTAATTGTTAAAGGTCCAGTACTCATAGCATTGTTTCCTGCAGATATTGTATAGTTTGCTGAAATAGTATTACTATGTTCATATAAACCTTTTGTAGTAGTATTACTACTTGATGCTGTATTAACCCAAGCAGAACCATTATATGAAAGTACTTGTCCGCTTGCAGCAGAAGTAATAGTAACATCAGATAAATCATTTAAAGCAGGATTAACATTTACTGTAGCCCAAGAAGCATCAGTGCCATCTGTAGTTAAATACTTTCCTGAGTTTCCTGTTTGATCTGGAAGAGCATCTACAGTAGCCCATGATGTATTAGTACCATCAGTAGTTAAGAATTCTCCAGCATGTCCTGTTTGACTAGGTGTGTAACTAGCTGCTAAAGTTGCACTTGCTGCAGCATTTGTTGCTGATGTTGCTGCACTGGTTGCGCTATTACTTGCACTTGTAGCTGAACCACTAGCAGACGTTGCAGAGTTAGCAGCATTAGTAGCTGATGTGCTAGCATTAGAAGCACTTGTACTTGCAGAGCTTGCACTAGATGCTGCATTAGTTTCAGATGTAGCTGCATTAGATGCAGACGTACTAGCTTCACTTGCTTTAGTTGTTGCAGTTGAAGCAGAGTTTGCTGCACTTGAAGCATCAGCATCGGCAGCAGAGGCAGAACTAGCTGCATTGCTTGCAGAAGATGAAGCACTATTTGCTGAGTTAGCTGCAGCACTTGCTGAAGTAGCAGCGTTACTTGCAGAAGTACTTGCTGCAGAGGCACTACTTGAAGCTGATGTAGCTGATGTAGATGCACTAGAAGCAGAGCTTGCTGCATTTGTAGCAGAAGTAGAAGCTAATCCAGCATGATACTTAGCAGAGTATTCTCCACCAGCAACAGGACCTGTAGTTTTAGTAGCCCAATCTTGTGCTAAAGAGGCACTAGCTACTGCATTGTCCTCTGCTAATTCAGCAGCGGCTTGTGCTGTTTCCGCATTAGTCTCTGCAGTCTCTGCATTAGTTTCTGCTGTTTGTGCTGCTGTAGCACTAGTAGAGGCACTTGATGCAGAACTTGCCGCAGCAGTAGCAGATGATGCTGCAGCTGTTGCTTGTGTACTTGCATTAGTTGCACTTGTAGAAGCACTACTAGCTGATGAGGCAGCAGACGTAGCACTAGCAGCCGCAGCTACGGCACTAACTTGAGCCTCTGCTGCAGCCTGAATAGCAACAACTGCTTCATTAGCTGCATCTCCTGTAGCATCTCCAGATCCTCCTGGTGCTCTATAGATACCTCTAGTGTCAGTCATGCTATTCCTCTACAGATTCAACTTTAACTTCTACTTTTTTAGTTTCTTTTTTAGGAGCAACTACTGGTTCTTCATATACTTCGTAAGCTGGATTATCTAGAGTTGTTTTAATATCTTGTTCTTGAACGAACTCAATTACCACACCTGATTGTAAACATTTGAATTTCATTTAGATCTCCTTGAATATTCTTATAGATACTAGAAAAGTACCCATAAAAATAGCCCCTGCCTAAGCAAGGGCCATCTATCAGTTTCTTATAAAGGAACTGCTAATGCGAAACAAGCATTGTCACGCAACTCTTTAACACCGTAGATTGTATCTGCAGTGTATAGAGTGCCTAAGTACTCTTGTTTGTACTGAGCTTGTGAACGAACTTTTTGTTGTTCAACAAGAACAGCTGCATCACGATGACCGATCAATACTGCACGGCCTAAGTTTGTACCTGAACCATCAGCAGCACTATTCAAGTAGTCACAGTTAGATGAAACATAAACTGGAATACCATAGATGTTACCGATTTGACCTGTACGAATTGTGTTACCATTACCTACTTCACCAACGAAAGCTTGTTCAGTGAAACGAGCAATACCCATCAATGTGTTACGTGCTGATGGAGGGATAATCATGAAGCGACCTTCTTCAGGAATATCATTGTCATCAAGACGTTGGATTGTACGACGGATAGCAGCATCAGTCAATGCAGAGGCATTACCTGCGTTTGTGTTAGCTGTGTAGTCAAACAATGTAGTACCGTCACCACCGATGTAAGCAGCATTATAACGTGCACCTGCTGAACCACCATTGAATGTACGACCTAGTTGCAACAATGAGCTATCAACTTGACGACCAAGTGCATAACCTGCATCTGTAGTGTAGAATTGACGCATTGAAGCTAAAGCTTGTACTTCTACGATGTCCTCAATAACTTTTGAGTATTCATAGTGTTTGTCTACAACAACAGCAATATCGCTATCTGTTGATGCTTGTAAAGTTACTTGTGTATTTGCAGCTTTTAAAGATGCAGCACCACGACTAGGAGTAGGAATGTGAATTGTATCACCTTTCTTACCTGTCATTGGCATTGTCTTAAATAGCTTAGCAGCTACAAGAGACTTTTCATAAGTTGCTACAATCTCATCACTCCAAATTTCTGGAATAAAATTTGCAGCAGTGGTGAGGGTTACGTGATTAGAGCCTAAAGCCATAATTAATTTCCTTTTCTAAAATGTTATATTACTCGACCCTCCGCATATGCCTTCAAGATCTCTTCAGATAATGCGTCATACTTGGCTCGGTCAGTTTGCATAAGTCTAATAATATCGCTTCGACGATATTTCTTTTTAGAAACCTTTTCAGTAGATGAGTTAGAACCTACGTCGGCTGTTTGAAGTTGTTTATCTCTATCCATCTTCGAAGTGTCCAATGCTTTCTTAGTGATTGATTGTTTTTCTTTCCAAGTTGCTAATAGTTCATCTGCAGAATCAAAGTCTAGTTGACTTTCAGCACGAACAAATAATTCTGTACGTACCCTAGAACTCTTGATCCATTCGCCAAAAGCGGGATCTTCTACAGTCTCCATAAAGTCAGGGTATTTAGCACCTAACCTTGATAGAGTATCAGCCTTCTTCATCTCAAATGAAGCCTTCTTAGCTTCGAGAATAGCAGGATGATTATCGATTGCTTTATTAACAGTACTCTTTGGATCAACAAAGAAATCACCATCATCTAGTTCTGGTTCCTTTGTCTTTAAGTCTTTCGATGTTTGTGCTCTAATGTAGTCATCTACCACACGTCGTAACTCACCGACTTCACTGCCTTGCTTTCCAATTAACTTCTCAGCCTCTTGGTGCATTGATGCAATTTCTTTTGCGGTCTTGCCACGATACTTCTCTGGTAGATCATCCTCAGTAGGAGATTCTGTCTTTGCAGGGTCCTCGTCTTGAGGATTGTCTGGAAGGTCAAAGGTCTCTTCTTCGATTGTACTAACTAAAACATCATCTAAGTCTTGTGCCATATTATTTCTCCTGTGCTTAATAGCATTGTAGGAAAGGAACTAAATACTTGGCAGTATTTAATTTCTTTTTTGACAGTATTATATTTACTTTTTTACCCAAGTAAACTGTCATACTTGGAAAGCCTAAGTTAATCGTCTTGTTGTAATTCTTCGTAGGTTTGTTCACTCACATCTTTTAGTGAGAGAATCCATTGTAGAATATCCAACTGCCCTTTACGTTTATGGAACTCTTCAAAGGTTTCAATTGTATTCACCTTATTATAGTTCTCATAGAATGTTTCAACATCTTCTATGAAGTCACGCCAACCTTGAGTTGACATAGTTGTAAAACGTTCTTCATAATATTTTTGTAATTCTTGATCCAAAACTATTGCATCCTTTTAAAAAGTATGTTATAATAGTCATTCTATTAAGATAATTATACCATAAGATTAGTCATTTGTCAAGTTGTTTTTCATTTGCATCTTAACAATCTCACGATTCTGCATCATGTCTTGTTCTTGTAGATCTACTTTTTTCTCTTTAAGCATTAGATCTGCTACCTTAACACGACGTTCAAACTCTTTATCGTCACCATTGCCAGCATCTAAGTTAGTAGATAAAGCTGCAATCTGTTTAGCCTTAACTTCTTCAGGTAGTAATTGAGTTTCAACTGCAGTCTTCTGAGCTTCAGCTTGTTGTTTCTGTGCCTTAGTAGTAAGATCTGCTGTCTGTGCCTGTACAAGACCAGCTTGTAGTTGCATTTGCATCTGTTCCATCTGTTGTTGCTGTGGATTAGGTTGCATAGCTTGAGCTAACATCTGTAACAACTGTTGTTTATTAGCTAGGTTAGATGTCTCAATCACACCTTGCATTAAGATAGGTACTAATGGACTATCAGGTCCTAGTGTCTTCATCAAGTTAATGAACTGTTGTTGTTCTACTTCACGAGCAAGCATACCTAGTGTAGATGCAGGGACAAACTTCCAGTCTTTAACTGGGAAATTGTCTGGATCAAACTGCATAAAGCGCCAAGCTGCCTTCTCAATGAAAGGAATCAAGAATTGATCTTGGAAGTTTACAAGAGTACGTTTGTTTTTCTTGATAATGCTTGACAACTGAATAGATAACTCACCGCCTACAGGTTGTGCCTGCATTGCAGCTGTATCTAATGTACCTGTTGCCTGCAATAACATGGTTTCAAACTTAGCAGCAGTCTCAATGTTGCTAGAATCTGTCTGACCAAAGCGGAATGGCATCAAGATTTCTGCAGGATTACCATTTGTCAAGATAGATTTACCTGGACGTACTTCAAATTTACTACCTCGTGGTAAACGAGTAGCATCCATAGCCATCATTGGTACAGTTGTTAGGGCTAAAGAGTCAATATGACTACGAATCTGTGCGTCAATAGCCTTTTGCATGTTGTAACCCTTCTCGGCTACACCACGACCCCAGAATCTGTTAGGAATTGTGTCATCTTGGTAGGCTACAACTGGACGATCCTTCATCATGTAAGGATTTTCTTCAGCTTTTAATAGATATTGATCATCTGCAATGACAACAATAGCCTCAACTAAGTCACCATACTCTTCTATTAATTCAGATTCACCCTCTGACTCAAATAGATCTACTACATCTCCCTCTTCTTTAGAAGCATCTAGCAAATGTTTAGGTACTAAACCATAGTAACGTAAGATACGGATCTTGTCATCTTGGAATTCTTGATCAATCCATGATGTTTCTAAGTCAGAATCAGGTGCAGATTCATCACCCATGGACTTAACATCCTTGTAAATACCCTTCTTAATGTTCTGTGCAATAGTATGTGCAGATACAAACTCTTCAATAGCACAGCCTAGAGCGTCATCAATGGTAGTTGCAGTAGGATCAATAAGGAAATTTTGAGGAGAAATTGGTTTAAGTGTTACACTAACCTTGTCAGTCTCTAGTGTACCAATAACCATAGCATTAATATCTTCTAGTTTCTCAGTAGCAGGTACTAGTTCTTTTACTTTCTTAGTAATAACTTCGCCAATACCAGTACCATAGATAGAACCTAGTAAGATAGAATCACCAATGTTCTTACGAGTCTTATTCTTTTTAAAGCATTCTTTCATGTAGGCTTTAAGATATTCAATGTCGCCTTTATCTTGATCCTTCATATCATCTTCAATGTCAAAGAAGTTAGCGCCTTGACCAAAGACAGCCTCTTCAATCTCAGCTGTATGATTCTCAATAGCTTGTTGTAGTGCTGGTGATGTGATACGGCTACGTTCTGATTCACGAGTACGATCTTCAGCAGCCCACTCACCACGCCATAAACGTTCGAATTCTTTCCAGTCTTCTAGATAGTTGATATCACGGTGCTCTCTCCACTCGTCAGCATATCCAACAACCCATTCTACTAATTTATTCTGCATCTTTTTTTCCTAAGTTAATATCCTGC